CAGCATTACCCAAAGAACTTGCGCTGTTAGTTAATTCAACGTATCCATAACGAGTCAAGAAGCTAGTTACTGGCTCGAATGTGACTGGATCAAGAACAACTCCAGAACTCATCAATGGAATATATGGACAATAGAAAGCTGCTGCATCTGACTCAGAAGCGCCTTTATAACCTACAAGCACTGGCTGAGAATCTGGAGCATATCCATTTACATAAATTTTCATTGATCCATTTAATGTGCCAACTAATTTTGTATTTGTTGGTGCTTCAAATGTTCCTTCAGTGGTTCTTGCAAAAGCTGAAGTTGTTGCACTTTGCAATACTGTTAATGCTGTTGGACTTACAACTGCCCAGTTGCCAGCGCCACGATGAGTGCGTTGTGCAATTAAGTTAGCTGCACGATTAATCATAACTGCTAGAGCAGCATGTTCGTCACCAACATAAGTTGCAGTTCCAGAAACTAGAGACTGATCATAAGTCTGATCTGTTCCAGAAAGTGCTTGCAATGAACCAATGATTTCTTGGTCGATTTCAGCAGTGATTTCTTGAGCAAGAGCAGCCATAATTTCAGCTTCCACATCGATGCCGTGCATTGCTTGTGCATCTTGTGCTGCTTCAAATGTCCAGCGGGCAGATAGCTTGCGGCTCTTGGCTTCAACTGTCTGACGTAGAATTTGAACGTTAATTTTATTACCAGCTTGTCCTTCAAGATTAGCTGTATAATCAGCCATACCAGTAGATGCACTACCAGAGTAAGCTGTTGCAATCTTGAATGGGCTTAATGCTTCATCTCCTGCTGTAGTTCCAGTATTCCAAGGATAAGGAGCAGTAACATTATCAGTCTGTGCATAACGAACACGCAAAGTCTGAATCTGTCCAACTGGTCCAGTCATTGGCTGAACACCAACAAGTTCGTTGGCAATAACTGTTGGCATAACTCGACGAATTACAGGCAGAATTACGCGATTTAGTGTAGCAATATTGCCAGCAGTAGTAGAACCAGTTGTTGCACTTTCTGACAAATATTTGCGAGTGTTCTCTAGGACTGTACTCATAACTGACTTACGATTACCTTGAAGTCCTTCGAGCAGGGCAGCTTTTGTATCAGCCCAACGATTTTCCAATAATGGTGTTGACATTGTATTCTCCTTTATTTACTTTAGCCCTGCCAAACGTTTAATATCTACTAAAGAATCCGCTTCGACGGGTACTACTTTGTTTTTATTACCAGTTGATTCATTTAACAAATCTTTACCAGTCTCAATAACTGGCTTAGTTCTATTATTTAAAACTGCTGGCAAATACTTATCATATGCTGATCTTAACTGATTTGTCTGCACATTTTCTAACAATTGAGTCATTACTTCTTTTTTGCTTTTTTCAAGAGGAGAAAATAATTCAGATAAAATCTTTGATCTTTCTGCTCTATTTTTAATAATTGTTAAGTCTTTGTCTTTTGATTCAACTAATTTAGTTTTTGTTACTACTTCTTTCTTTGCTTCTGTTAATTTATTAGTAACTCTTTCAATTTCGTTACGCAGTTTCTTAACTTCTGCGTTTTCGTTAAGATAAGTTCCAGTGAATTCAGTTGCGAACGCTTCATAAATCTTACGTCCGAAATTATTTTGGCGGGCGATCTTAATATCTTCGTGTAGTTGCTTTAGCTCATGATTCAATGTTTGTGCAACTATCTCGCTTACGGCTTTGCTGCTTCTTGCAACAAATTTCTGTTTCAAAAGATTTAATTGATTCTTTGCTTCTGAAATAAGTTTAACTTTTGTTTCAACTAAATTCTTTTTGTCTTGAGCAAACTCATTAATTTCTTCTGCGAGAGAACTCATAATAAATTTTTCTAATTTATTCTTGTGTGCTTCACTTAATTTGCGTTCTTGAGCAAATTCAGCCAATTCTTCAGCTAATGCTCTTGTTGCAAATTTATTAAATTTTGCTGCTGCTTGTTTAGTTTCTTTGATTGTTTGAATTTTCAATTTAGCTACTTGATTGCGCTCTTCTTTGATTTGTTTGACTTCATTGCTTAGTGTCTCTGAAACCATTTTATCAAGAGTTTTAATCATAGTTGCTTTATCATGCTCGTAACGACCAGCAAACTCTTCACGAATTTCAGTCCTTACTTGAGACTTAACTTCTTTGAGCTTGCTTTGCCATGCTTCATTAATGGCTGTGCGAGTTTCTTCATTTACTAATCCACTTTCAAGAAGTGGTTTTAGGATCTCTAACATAATATGTCTCCCATTAATAATATTTACATCTAATACATATTTTCATACATATAAGCTTAAAAAACTTATACTTATTCTTAAAAATTCTCTCTTAATTCTTTGGCCAACTTTGGATAGCCAGCACCAATAATATATTCACATACTTCATCTAAAGCAGCCGACCAACCTTGATTAAATTCTCGCTCATTAGCGATTGAAGGAGCTTTAGTCATTGAGTTAAGATAGGATTTAAGATATTCAGCACGACAGTCATCTGAGCAATATTTCGATTTTGTTTTCTTTCCACACCCTTTGCATCTTTTCATATCAACAGATTCACTTACTTTACCAAACTTATTCTTCGCTCTTAAAGCAAATTCAAGTTCTTTAATTTTAGTCTTCAATGATTCTGGCTCTGACTTATCTGCATCATGTAATTTCTTGGAGCGTTCTTTAGCTGCTGATAATTCAGATTTTAATTCATCTTTTGTTTTTCCCTTGAACATGCCTTTCTTGCTTTCTGGGGTTTTCATTTCTTTGTTCCATGCTTCTTCAACTTTTGCTTTTTTAGTAAATGGACCTGGCTTTTTGTCTCTTGCTGATCGAAATTCTTTGGGTTGTACTATTTCTTCTTTCTTAACTGGGGTTAGTTTGGCTGGAGTTGGTTCTTTATCTTCTGCTTTAACATTCTTCAGCGGGCCATTTGTTGAAGATGACACTGTTTTTACAGGAGCTTTATCATAAATTCCCTTGCCATAATCCCATTCTTCTTTAACGATATTTTTATATTTAGAAATTTCTTCTGTTAAATTCATGACATAACTCCCATTTCATTTATATTTATGTAATATTTTTATTTCTTGTCAGTCCTATATCATTTCTTTTCTTTCTTGGTCTTTTAGGATTTTTCAATTTATTTCTTCTCTCTTCTGCTCGTTCTGGTCCCATTATTTCGTCCCATGATTTTCCTTTATTTTTAGAATTAGGATTATTAACTTTAAATTTTTCTGCAAGTTTTGATTTTCTTTTTTCAATATATTCTTGAGAATATTTTTCTTCCCAGGAAAATAATTTAATACCAGAAAGTTCTCGTTCCTTTCTCTTCATATTTTTAGTTTCACTAATTTTTCTTCCTACTAATTCTGATCGTTTACAACCTTTTTGCCATGATGTTCTCTTTTTAATTACTTCTACAGATTGTGAACCCAAAATTAATCCTTTATTCCATGGTTCTCTTCCTTCATGTTCTTTCCAGTATTCTATACTTGATTCACTTAAATTCTTTCTATGTTCTACTGAAAAAACTTTTCCATAAAATGGTTGCATTTCTGCTGGTAATCCTTTGTTCCAAACTGGAGATTGAACTCCATGTTTTCCTTTATTCCATGGTTATTTTCCTATTGTGTGCCATTTGCCATCACTATTATGCTGATTATAACTATTAATATCATATGCTGCATTTAATGATACTAATAATTTTGTTTCATATTCTCTTACTTCTTTTGGTTCTCCTTCAAATAATATTTCTCTAAACCAATTAAACTTATTTTCTAATATTAATGGTTTTACAATTTTACTAGAACAAATATAACCATCATCTTGATTACATCCTTTTTTAGTTCGTGAACCTATATACCATTTTCCTGTAGAAAGTTCAGTCCATTTATAAACAAATGCTTTTGTTTCTCTCATTATAATTTTAAGTCCTTAATGAATCTAATTATTTCATTTTGTAAATATTTTTGTACTTTAGTATCTGAATTTACCTCTGCTGCCATTTCCAATAAATTATCTCCATTTCTTTTGTAATTTTTTAGAGATTCGTAAATTGGAACAGGGTATGCATTTGGAGCACTTGGCTGACATACACAATCCACTGTTATAATCTCAAAATCCGAAACTTGTCCTGTAGATTCATTTACATTTCCTGAACCACGAGAACTAACTCCCAATTTACATCCACTTTCAAGAATAGCTTTAATAATATTTCCCATTGGAGTAGGTAATACTTTTAATTTTCCAAAACCATTAGCTCCCTCCATCCACATACCTGTAATAACATGAGACACTCGATCAAGATTAATCTTTAAATCAGCCGGATGGTCCCCTTCGCCGAAAATTGAAATATTTTCATTTATTAATGCCGTAATAGAATCAACAGCTTTCTTAATCTCATAAACTGGATAAACTCTTTGATTTTGGTTTCTTATGTCACCTTGAATGAAAATTCCTTTCATATATAAATCTTTTTTCTTAGCACCAGTCAAAGGATCTACTGCTTCTAGTAATTCTGTAGCTACTGCACTTTGATGTTGATATTCAAATAGTGGAATTCTTTCCATTTTATTTCCCCTCTTAAAAATTGTGGCGAGGCGATGTAAAATCACCTCGCCACAATTTCATTGCTTAACAATTATGACAAATTACTCTTTTTGTTTGTTCCTTCTGCTTCTTTAGTTGTAACTGGTTTTGCAACTGGTTTTAACTTAGCTTTTCCACCAGGAACGTTTACAATTGGTTCTGTGGTAAACTTACCAGATGTTGGAGCAGTGCGTCCTTTTTCAGTTCCGCCAGCAACAATGTTCTTTGGACTAGCAGAGCCTGCACCAAGAGGATTCTTTCCAGCAACTACTGATTTCTTATTAGTTGATGGCTCTTCTGTAGTATTGGCAAGACCTTTAGTTACTTTGTCAACATACTCACGAATTACGCTTTCGTCAACTGGCTCATCTTCTTCAACTTTCTCTTCTTCTTCGTCTTCGTCTTCTTCTTTTTCGTCACTATCTAAATCTTCAGATTCTAAATCGTCAGATTCTAAATCTTCTTCAGCTTCTTCATCGTCTTCAAGATTTTCATCTTCAATTTCGATATCTTCTTCTTCGTCTTCGTTTTTATCGATAATATCTTCATCTGTTTTTTCTTCATCGCCAAGCAATGCTTCAAATTCAGCTTTCAATTCATCGAAACTTGATTCCAAATCAGCAAGACGATCATCCACTTCTGGTGTCAATTCGCCTTCTGCTCCAAATTCGTCATCAGTTGGCAATCCTTCACCAAAATCTTCATCGCCTTCTTCTGAAAATGTATCATGCTCTAGATCGTCTACTTCGTCCCCGCCAAATTCATCAACTGGACCAGCAGCGTCATCTAATGAAGTTTCATCTGATTCAACCTCGTCAAAAGCCCGAGAATTATCTTCAATATCTAAATCCTCGTAAATTTTGCGACTCTTTTCAACTACGATTTTGTGGAAAAGCTGACGAGCTTTCTTTTCATCATTAGCTACCACGTATTCAATTAACTTCTCAAATTTGTTGGATGCCATCTTAATTCTCCTGTGTTACTTTAAAATTGTTTGATTACGCATAAATCAACTCTTAAAGTTATTTATTATGATTTATGCATTTCTTTTAATTAAGCACGAATTACTTATGTTTCGTTGGTTTTCTAATCATTGTCTCTTTTGCAGAAAAATCTATAGTTTTTCCTTTATTACTTTTAAATCCAAATTCACTATAAAATTTTTTTAATCTATTGACAGACGTTGCTCCAAAATCTTTACTGGGTGTTAAAAACATCGTTTTTTGAACTTTGTCAGCATAAGAGCATAAATCTTTCATAAGAGCTGTGCCAAATCCTTTATTACGATTTTCTGGTTTTACATTAATCACGTTAACTATTATTCTATCTGGTCGCACTGAAAGTGAAATTTTAATTCCATTCTTTGCATGTTTATCGACAATTTCTTTTAATTCATCGTTATTATCGTTAATAGCATTTTTTAAGTTCTTATCGTCGTTTTCTTGAGCATAAAAATGCTCATCTTTTTCATTTCTCACACTATCAAAACTTTCAACTATCCATTTTTTTGATAGACCTCTGCTCGCATCTTCACTATTTAATTTATCTGCTAAATTTTGGATTTCATTCTTATATCTTCTTCTCCATAGTCCTCCTGCCCAACTATGAATAAAGTTATCAAATTCTGTGAATGCAACTACATTTGGTTTATTTGATAATTGGTCATAATAAAAATATGCAGCAGTATCTCCTTTCTTAGCAGAAGTTTTCAATAATCTTTTCAACGCATCAAGATAAAATTCTTTTTCTTCGTTAATAATAACTGCTCGATATTTAAAAATCTCTTCAATAAGGTTCATTTTATATACCCCTTTCCAATTAGTAATTTAATATGAAATTCATCCAAATACTCTTGTGCTTCTTCAGGATTGGCGAAATCATAAGTAACTTTCAAATGATTTTGACCCAAATGAATTACTTCAACTTCATTAGTCAAACGATCATAAACTGTAACAATATATTCTTTATTATATAATTCTTCATTATCATATTTGGCTCTAACTGTATTTGGAAATTTTTTACTGGATCCCACAAACTCTAAATGAAAAGTTTGACCATGAATATCATCAGGGAGAGTTAATTGATGCGTTTTATAGCCAAGTGGATCATTAATTGATCTAGCAGCAATTTCAAATATCTTCATTACATCATTCCACCAGCACTTTCTGCTGGTTTGCCATATTGTCTTTGAATATTTTCTAAATTTTCTTGTTGCTCAAATCTTCTAACATCTTCGATCTTTCTAAGACGATTAATTTGACCAAGAGTTAGCTTAGTTTTTCTAAGATCACTTAGTCTGGGAATACTATTATCATCTTCTGGAGATGTATAACCAGTGTCGTATTCAGAAAACATTTCTTTTAGTTGCATATTTTATCTCATAATTACTTGTTTTTATCTAGCAATTTATATAAAATTGATTTTACTTCATCCCTTTTGATTAAATTGTCAATTATATTTCTATATTCATTCCAAAATTCACCCAATGCAGCCTCATATCCTTCTTTATAAGATTTATTTTTCTTAATTGGGGCATTTAAAGCATTATTTAAATTTTTATCATCATTTTCTTTTCCATAAAAATGTTCATCTTTTTCATCTCGCACACTTTCGAAACTTTCTTCAATATTGATTAATTCTGGAGGAGGAAGCTTATTATTGCCGGCCAAAAAAGCTCCATTTTCAGCAGTCAATCTAACTGGAGTTGCTCCAAACCCTTCAAGATAATCGTCGCACCAATTTTTAAGTCTTTCTAAGCGAATACCAGTTTTGATATGCAAAGATTTTTCATAATACTTGCCATCTTTTTTGTAAATCATCGTAACTGTTTGTGGTTGAATAATATTAGTTATCGGACTAAAAAAATCATTAACAGAATCAAAGATATCCTCATTAATAACATTTTTATATTTTGTCATTTCTTCAGTTAAATTCATATTTCACCTCATAAAGTATTTATTCAATATCCCAAATAATTAAGCGCCTGAGCTAGTTGGTGCAGGGCCTTGAGCAGCAACTGGAGTATTAGCTCCTTCTGGTGTGCCTTCCCCAGGAGCAGCTTCTTCTCCGCCTTCTGGCATTTCTTCTCCCATACCTTCTTCACCACCAAAGTTTTGTAAGTCTGAATCAATACCACCAGCAGTTATACCAAGATTTCTCAAGTCAGAAGGCTCTGATTCAATTTGATCAGGAGATACATTTTCTTCTCTCCATAATTTTTGATTTTCATTGATTTCTTCAGAAGTCATACCAAGATATCGTTCCATCAAAAATCTCTTACTAAAATATTGATATCCTTCTAATTGAGTAAATGTGCTAATTTTAGAACTATCTAATTCTGCTTGTCTATAGTGAGCAAAATTTTGTGGTGGATTAAAAGTCAATTGAAACATACTTGAATCAATATTAATTCCGCTCCATTTTAAATATGCTTTAAATTCCAAATCTAAAGGATCA